TATTATTCTGTTTAAGTTTTAACTTTTCACATAATACCTTGATTGTATCTGTATCATTTACAGAGATTCCCTTGTTCATCGCGAGTGCGATGAGTTCTTCCTTTTTATAGGATACACATGGTTTATTACCCACCTTGAATGATGTGTTTCCCAAATCAATGTTTTTGATCATGCTACACAATTTATCTTTTTTGTTCGTATCCTTTGCGCCCACGACACCCATTTTCCTCGCCACGTCGAGAAGGGTTGCCTTTGTGAGAACGGTGCACTTCTTTTTTCCTATGCGCATAGTTCCATCTGCGTCGTATGTTACTTCTACTTTATTTCTAGGTGATGCGCGTGTCGTTCTCTTTTTGGGTATCTTATAACAACATTCGTCACCCTGTGGGTTTTTCTTGACTTGAAATCCGGATTTACATGGCGGTCTTCTTTGTTTTGGGCACGATGATACTGTAGGTTTCACCGCAACGCTTCGTTTACTCATCGCGTTTGGTACGTTCGTGGTTAATTTTATTTCGTCCTTGGAAAGTAGCATTGAAAAGAAATCAGTCGCGGCGTTATATGCCGCATTGAGGTGTGTAGGATTCTTTGCACCGGATATCTGAATTGCACCACTTTTTGCTATTATGTATTTATAGTCTTTGTATTTCACGTACATCATTGGTGATAATTCGGGTTCGTAGTTTGACTGGAAGCCGTATCGAATACTTCTATCGTGTAATTGCGCGAGGTTTGAAAATACGCCATTTATTCTAAATTGAGCACTTAAATTGTTATATACGAATGGGTTATACAAAAACATCTCACCACGCGTGTATTTTTTTACCATGAAACGACGAATGAGTTCGGGTTGTCTTTCCATGTCTTTACCCTTTCCAATGAAGCCACTCGAAAACCGAATTTTACCGTTCTTGTAAAAGTTTGCGGTACCCCCGGTCGTCTCCGTACCGTTTGTGATTTTGAACTTAATCTGTGCAGTAAAGAATTTTTCATTTATGTTCCCCTTCTTTCCATATTCTTTAGTGTGCGAAAACCCAGTTTTAAAACGTCCATAGATACCCAATATTTCAGTCGTATCTATGAATAATCCTTCTCCGATTGATGTTCGAGCGAGAGGTTTCGATTGTAAAATGTGTTTCAAATCAATGCGAGGTTCTGCACCAAAACCATCGTTTATGGTGGCATTGAACATACCTGGGTTAAGACCACTGATTGACAATTTGCGCACGGGTACATTTATGTTCTCATTGCTATTACTATTGTATACGAATTGAGCGAATTCACCCATATTTTGATTATTTATCATGGAGTTTTGTAATCGCCGGGGGAATGTAGGTGGGGATGAGCGCTGAATCTGGACACCAGATGATTGAATAAAATTCTGTAGAGACTTTGGGCGCTCCATTCTGTAATATATTGATATTTTAATTACAAATCGTCTTCTGTGGTAAGAAGCGAGTCATTAACTATGTCTAAACCAAATACAAACGCTTGCATACTGAATGCAGCACCGTTGTACATGGCCGTGTGCTGACGCACCTCGATGTCGCGCTGACTGAACGGACCCGCGTAGAAGTCTTGATTGAACCGTGGTTTACCAAGGTTGTTTGCTGTACAGTGTTCATTGAACTTCTCGACAAATATCTTTTGTGGGCAGCATAAGTCTTTGCCGTATTTGAGGTAAGGTGATTGCAAGAAGTTTTCGAGTGTACTCGATACCGTTGCAACTTGCTTTTGTACGTCTTTGAAATACTGAGGTACAATATTCCATATATCCTTATTCGAATACTTTTGTGAATATTCGAGGTACGCGCGAATACACTTCTGTAAAATGACTGGAATCTCTGCTTCTAGCTTCTTTTCGAGTGTTGGGTCTGCATCCTTCACTTGTTTACCAAAATTCCAAGTCAAAATACGACGAAGAACACTCCCGGAATTATCCTTCCAACTCGGGACTTCATTCCCGCCGAGAATACCCGGCACCTTCCATGTCATCGTTTTAGCCTTCTCGTGCTTCACGGCACACGACACCTGTTCACCAGATACAATAGACTGGAATTCAGCTTGTTCTAGTGAAATATCACCCTTAATCTCCGGTGATATAAATACAAATGCATCATAGATAGACGAAAGACCAAATTTCTTCTCTACATTATTTGAAAGTGTTCGAACGTCATCCACATCGTAAAACAACGCAAATACCTTGGTAATCAAGGTGGATTTACCTGAGCGTGCGATACCTTTTAAAAATGGTATGATTTGCCATCCATCCATGTCACCAACTTCGAAACATAACCGACCACCCATGATATACATCCATTTTGAGACTTCGGCGTTAAACTTTTGATAGTCCAAAATCGATTGAAAAAACGGTGTTGGAATGTTTTCCCATGGTTCGGTGTCAGTAAAATCTTCAAAATCAGTGTCAAAGTATTTACAACTCACGACCGCCTGATCCAGATTTTTGAACTCCTTTGAATCGTATGGGTGGAACTTGGTTTCATACAACCCAGTGCTCGCAGACCAGCTTTTACCAACGAAAATACCATTCTTAAATGACCACACGTGTCGATTGCGCTTAATCTCCGGAAACTGCATATCATTACAGTTCGTCAAGTGTCTGATGACATCGGCATACCCAGACCCTCGGCATGATAAATTTTTCCATAATTCGAATTCGGTTTCCTTTTGTGCAGCGCTGTACACATATTCTTGAATACGTTGTTCTTGTTTCCATGCACGTGTATCGTGTCCATCACTGGTTCTAATTTGTTTACAGCAATGCCCCTTGTATCTTTTAATGTTATTTTCATATAACTTTTTCAACATAGTCAAGATAGCTTGTTGATATGGCGACAATTCTTCTGTATTTGAAATAGTTGAACATCTAAAAATTGATGGGTCTGTTTCTGGATTTATAGGTATATATGTCGGATTATTGATTCTTTCATAAATACGTGTGTGTCTAAACACAATCTGCCACGCGTCGTCAACCTGGTCAATTAATCTATTAATTCTTACTGAAATTTTCATATCATCGCCATCATCGAGGTCGAGAATCTTCAGAGCATCTGCACGATGATACATTTGTCCAAGTTGAAGATTCATTCGTTGATGTTTTGCGGAGATACGTTCTATGTCTACATTGTTACTCGGTAATCCTGAATCGGGATTCAATTCCGATACAGAAAAAAAATTTTTAAAACCCAGTTGAAAGGAAACGCCTTCGTCGTCCCTCTTTTGAATATCCCACATGTCTTCCAATTGGGTCAAAAAGTTTATGAGTTGTTCGGGATTAAGACTTTGAATCAGATTAGACCACATGACCTGATTCGTCTCCTCTGGATTCGCATCTTGGTTTATGAAGTGTGTATCCATCATCTTTAGTCCCCTTTCATTACCTATGACTTATTTTTCTAAGCTTTTTTTTGGAGCTGAGCCAAAATTTTGATCATGATCCTGTTTTGCATTTCTAACTGATTCGAGATACTTACCAGGGCAGAGCAGACCGTGTCACCATTTTCGGTCGTGAGAACAGAACCTAGGAGAGACCCCATATCCATAAATTCACCTTCCCCTTCTTCGATGAAAATTTCTTCGTCGTCACCTTCTTCAAATTCTTCGTCTTCGAATTCTTCATCTTCAAAATCTTCGTCTTCTTCCTCCTCTGGATCTTGCATGGGTTGTTCTTGTTCGACTGACATTTAAAGTATACCAGGAAAAATCAAACTGGGTTTTTTCGCGAAATTATTTTCTCCGTATATAGTACAAAAACTCTCACAATGGCCGGTGGTCTCATGCAACTCGTCGCGTACGGTGCCCAAGACGTCTACTTGACGGGCAACCCAAAAGTCACTTTCTTCCAAGCGGTGTACAAGCGTCACACCAACTTCGCTATGGAAAACATCGAACAAACCGTGAACGGTACCCCAGGTAACAACGGCCGTGTGTCGGTTACCATCGCGCGTAACGGTGATCTCGTCGCCGACATGTACATCGAGTCCGTCGCTGGTGTCACTGCCGGTACCGATGATGCCTGGCTCGCGGAGCGCATGGTCAAGGACGTTGAATTGTCCATCGGTGGCCAGCGCATCGACAAGCACTACCAAAAGTGGTGGCGCTTGTACTCTGAGCTCTACTTGGATGAGGCCAAGAAGAGCAACTACGGTAAGATGACCACCGCGGTCGAAGCCGGTAAGAAGATCTACTTGCCATTGATCTTCTTCTTCAACCGCAACCCAGGTTTGGCGTTGCCATTGATTGCCTTGCAATACCACGAAGTCCGCCTCGACTTCGACTTGTCGTCTACCTTCGAGTCCGTCACTGACAAGACTTTCAAGGTGTGGGCTAACTACATCTACTTGGACACCGAAGAGCGTCGTCGCTTCGCCCAAAAGGGCCACGAGTACCTCATCGAACAAGTGCAACACACTGGCACCGACACCGTCACCCTCGGTTCGGAAGTCCAAAAGCGCTTGTCGTACAACCACCCAGTTAAGGAGTTGGTCTTCTGCCTCGATAATGGCGCCGATGGCTGGGCTACCTCTGCGGGCTCCCCAGTCGTCACCGCGAACGTTCTCCGTTCGGCGACTGAATCCAACTGCTTCATCTCTGGCTCCTTCGCGGGTGCCCCCATGGTTGCGGTTGAAGGTGCGAACTTCTCCGAAGATGGCCAAGGTACCTTGGACACCTTCAAGCTCGTCCTCAACGGCCAAGACCGATTCAAGGAACAAGCCGGTAAGTACTTCAACCAAGTGCAACCATTCGTTCACCACTCCGGTTCCCCAATGCCAGGTGTGTACGCGTACTCTTTCGCCCTCAAGCCAGAAGAGCACCAACCAACTGGTACCTGCAACTTCTCGCGCATCGATAACGCGCAAGTTGCCATCAAGGCTCGCGCCGATGCCTCGGGTAAGACTACCCTCCGCATGTTCGCGACCAACTACAACGTGTTGCGCATCCAATCCGGTATGGGCGGCCTTGCGTTCTCCAACTAAATTCGTTTTAGTATAAATATTAGAATTGTAATGTAAAAATAGTAAATATTAAGATACGTCACGTATGTTAATATTTTAATCGGTGTGTATAATAAACGTAAAAATGGCGGAAACCGCCCAGGAAGACAAAACTTTTAAACCCAAGCGATCTACGAATTGGGGTGTGATCATACTCATGGTCATATTGGTATTATTATCTGGTGTAATCGCGTGGTTTGTGTTTTTTGATAAGAAAGTGAATGCGCCACGAAGCAGCCTCATGACTAACATTGGAGGGGGGTCTTTGAATTCCATGTCCATGTCTAATAATAGCGCGTATGGATTTAACGGTAAAATCCAATAAAACTTAAAGTTAAAAACTCATACATTAATAAGTATGATTGAAGTGTACACAGACGGAAGTTGTTTGAATAACCCAGGTCCAGGTGGATGGGCCGCGAAGTGTTATAATCCCTTATTCGTGCTAGAAGGTGGCTCTCATACGAGCACGAACAATATTATGGAAATGACGGCTGTCATTAAAACGCTCGAGAAATGCCTCGAGTTGAACGAGCTCGACGTTGTCATATACACCGATAGTAAATACGTTAAAATGGGACTCACAGAATGGTGTAAAAAATGGGTAGCAAATGGGTGGTGTACGGCTACGGGTGGGTGCGTTAAAAACAAAGAACTTTGGGTCGCTATGATTAAACTCATGGATTCAATGCATGACGTGCGGGTAGAGTGGGTAAAGGCGCATGCGTCAAATGATAAGAATAACGAAGTTGATCGTTTGGCCAGACGTCAGGCGCATATATTTTCTACATGAAATATAATGGACATACATTGGTGTCCTAGAGAAGAACAACTTCTTGTTCGTTGGGCAGAAAAAGCCGCTGGATATAGATGGCTACATAATCACGCGAGGATGTATTATAAATGGTTAAATGATATGCTTTCTTATCCATGTATAATAATATCAAGCATCACCGGTGTTGGTGGATTCGCCGTATTGAATCCGAGTGAAGAAAACATGGATTCGTCAATGAAAAGGAATATTCTTATATTTCAATATACATTTGCATTTTTAAATGTAGTTGTTGGTATTTTGACGTCTATATCAAAGTTTAATAACAGTGCTGGTATGATGGAAGCACATTCCGCTATGTGTGTACATTATTCAAAATTGTACAGAAATATTGACATGGAATTATCTCTTGATGTCGGACATCGTGAAAATGCCATTGATTTCGTGACTAAACAGAGACAAGAGTACGATAGACTCCTCGATGAAGCACCCGATATACCGAGTCTTTCGATACATGCATTTAATAGGGCATTTCCAGACAAAGTAAATAAACCTGATGTCTGCAATGGTCTCAATGTTATACAACCAGGTGGTGAGAGCGAAACAAAGATATCTGAAATTATATCAAAATGGATTTTAAAGAGGCGTAGAAGTAAGTCCAGCCTAGACTTAGACAGGGCTGAAAGTGCATGAACTTAAAGATTAGGTCCGTAGTATGCATATGAAGAAGTTCCTATAGCTCAGTTGGTTAGAGCGTGGTGCTTATACATAATGTATATTTTGTGAATTCAAACACACAGAGGCACGCCAAGGTCATGGGTTCGACCCCCATTTGGAACATTATTTTTTACATGTGTGGTTCCATATGTAAAAAATAATATCCGTGTACATAAATGAAATTTCTACAAGACACGACTGTACTTGTACCAATCGTGATTGCGTCTATTTATAGCGCCATAAAGCTTTCGACCACGAACTTCTATCCAAGCATCGATAGAATATTAAACCAGAATATGATCTATGGTATCATAGTCATGTTGCACGCCATGTTCGGTATTAAACCAATCTCCGAAATGCCATCTCGAACTCAATCCGTGACATCGAGTGTGTGGTTTAAATTAACCACGCTTATTATCATTTCATTTTCAGCGACACGTGATTTTGAAGATGCTATACTTGTACTCGTTGCGTTCCTTGGTATTGTACAACTCTTACGAACCAAGGATGAGCGTCAACGATACCCATATATAATTGCTTAAAAGTTATGAGATATGTATACACATGAGATGTGTCTCTTTTTCACACGATAATATCTATGAATATAGACGTTTCAAGATTAAAACGACTATTCTTGAAACGATTTATAAGAAATCGTTTACATGTGCTCCGGTGAATGAAGTCAAAGATAATCCGAGACTCAGGTTTAGATTTAAGGAGGCTATAAATGAAGCACACGAAATATGTTCGAAGGATGCACACTGTAATGACTGTTATGCGGCATGGGAAGAGGTTGATGAACTTGAAGACTCTATGATGCGCAGAGGCATAGAAGTATTCTCAGAGAATAGTATGAGATACGGGTCACTCATCCGCCGAAATTTCAAAAATCGATGGAATGTCAGAAATGTAGAAGATCACCACGTGATTCCACACGAATTCAGAAATCATCCGTTAATCAGACACCTTAAATACGACACCAATTCAAGTGAAAATATAATTATGATGCCTCGTGTACTTACACCTAATCTACGTCAAAATAGACTCACACATAACGGTGGACATCGTAAATACAATAAGTATGTTGGGCATGTATTGGATTCTATAGATAGACTCGAAGAACCACAACCAGAATTTAAAAATTTTGTTGACTTTTTAAAAATTGGGTGTCGTTTTAGACCACAAGACATACCATGGCCCTAATAACCATATTCAAGTAAATCGGTTGTTGCATCCGGATACACCTTTGAGAAGAAATCTCTCCTTTTCCAGTCACTATGCCCTATGGTACTTGAATGGGATCTATCTATCTTCATACAGTGTCTTAGATCTTTGTAATATACGCGGGCACCTTTTGCTATTAAATCTTCGTGTTTCATGTCCACATGGTTATCCATTGGATAAAAATCACCGTAATACGTTCTCATGTTATCTACGTGTATGAGATAACATTTAGTACTTGATATCCATTTCACGCGTTCTAAACCCGTCTCAGATACAGTCGATTCCGGTAACCTAGAAATACAATGAAAGAAACATAATTCAAAATCATCACCCAATTCATCGATAACGCGCTGCACTTCATCGAATAGATTTTTATGTTTTATGATGACGTTATCTTCGAACACGAGTGCATATTTTAGTCTTTGTTTGAAACATCGTTCGTATATATTCATGTGCCCAAAGAAACATCCTATCGCACCCAAATTAAAGTATGTTATATTTGGTCGTATAGCGTTTTTATCGTAATGTGTCTTGATAGCAAATCTATAATACTTTGGATCTATGTCATTCGAATATTTTTTAGCAATAGATAAATCTTTTGTATTATCTCCATAGACGATTTCTAGTGGAATACTATCATCATATGAATCTAAAAATTTGCGAGATCGTTCATTCGAACTTTTCATGGTGAGTAGAAAACATTTATAATCGACTCGTGGTGTGTATAATATGGTTTTAAGTGTGATTATGATAAATGTTAAAAGTATTACAATTGGTAATGCTATCATATCTATTTTATATGTATAAATTTATATTGGGAGAGATGCGATAAAATTCATAGAAGTTTTTGTTTGGTATAAAAAGTCGTACTGACACACGGCCGCCTGTGCAATAGGACACGGAATCCCCGCATGCGCGCAATGCATAACAAACGTGCGTGCGTATTTAATCGTGTCATGCATGATATCAAATGGTTCGGTGTTAAACGCGTTGCATTCGAGGGAACTCCCTTGTATACACGCCTTAATTCCTGGAGACAATTGTGTACCTTCATAGTATATCATAGCATACATAAACCTGAGTGTGTTCAACGCGACATCTCGGTCGAAAAACCGGTTAAAAGGTTGCTTAGTTTCTATCATCTTCATGTAACGACTCGTCATGCGTGCGTTTAAACTCGTTTGTAATACCGGTGTGGGTATACATGCGTCGAGTGCATATTTACTACACCAAATAGAGTTTGTATTGATGTGTGCGACGTCTTCGTATTGGTGTGAACTGAATAATCTGTCTATAGTCGTTTTCAATATAGGACCATTAATATCAGAATTTTTAGCATCTTCAAGTATATATGTAATCGTCTTTTCTTGATTACAGTATGATAACGTATCTGCATACGCTTGAAATAACGCACATTCCATATTTTCGTGTATCATTTTTGCAAAATGACCACTCCCCGGATCTTCTCCAATGTGTACGATATCACGTGCAAATGTTCTAAAAAATAACTCGTGTGCGTCAACAATATCCTTCTTTCCACCCACCATGAGCGTATCATTGGACATACCCGCACTCATGTAGTGTATGCCGTTCTTTTCACACATACTTGAATACGATTTACTCACTTCATAGTGTTCGTTACTTAAATTTAGAATTGTATCTTCTTTATCACACCACTCAATGAGTTGATGCATCGTTCTTTTGGATTCCTCATGATTGTGCATGAATGTCGCAATAGTTCGGGGACCATTCATATTGAGTGTCATGTCGGCGACCGATGGCTGTGTTTTTACGTGTTTGAAACATATTAAATTTTCCATATTTTTATCGTGCACATGAATTTCTCTAAATTTTTGTGCATCCCGGATCACACGAAGACCCGGGTAATGAAGACCAACGACACCGTACGACATATCTGTCTATATTCGGTGTGTATTTTTTATATTACTTCCACCCATACATCGACATGTTTGTGTGTTCACACCAAGGATATACTTCTTCGTATCCCACGAAATTTCGAGCTCTTATGCCAGATCGCGCACATTCGATGCATGTATCGATGTTATCGTCTATGATAAGGTTGAGTGCAAGACTCTTACATACATCAACCTTTTTGATTTCGTGATCGGTATAACTGTTGGTGATGATTAAATCATCAAACATACCTGGAAAATGCTGATCCAACCAAATTTCTGTTTTTTCTCGAGCCGAATCTTGTCTACCCGTGACAGCATACAATTTCTTCGATTGACCCCGCAAACGTACGATACCAATTTGGGAATCGCGGATTGGTTTTAATTGTAAAAACTCGGGTGACTTGTAAAATTCTTCAACCATATGCCTTGATTCGTCCTCGGTAATATTAAACATCTCGCGATATACATAATTGTACCGCGTATTAGATGGTGGCATCTTAAGACCGCGCCATTTAGCCATGGGCTTTACAAACGGTACGAGTACTTCATCGATATCTATGGCGACTTTCTGCATCATGTATTACATTATCATTCGTAGTCTCTAAATACAATTCCAACCGGGAATCTTGGAACACCCAAATCAGTTAGATTTTGATATTTTACGGTTAACATTTTGTTGATATATTTTGAACTATTTTCAAACATTTCTTTACGTTTCTCGTGTGTACCCTCTGGTCTAACACTAAATACGTGACCACTCGGTGTGATGCATTCCCATATTGGTGTACCAACGTCTTTACCCACACACTCCTTTACACCGACAACTTTGTACTCATCCGTTTTAAAATCTTTCATTTTTAATAAATAATTACTCCGCTTTCCTATTTCATACGTGCTCGATGCTTCCCGTATCATAGTCCCCTCGTATCCATCGCGTATGAATTGGTCATGAATTTTTTGTAGGTCTTGTTTTGAATTCACACGAAGTGTTGTCACCGTCGTTCGTCCAATTCGTTGTTCAAACGTTAACTCGGGTCGATGAACATCAAAATAATCAAATACATGAAACTGCAGAGCCTTTGGATTGGTCTTGAACAGACTCGTTATTTCTTCAAATGTTTTTGTTGGATCGTAACACTCGCCATCTAGATATTCACCATCTTTGAGACCAGACCCAAGATGTTCAGTACCAGGTACAATTTTACCAGTTCTAGATACACCACCTTTATTTGATATAAGTAGCCGAACACCATCTATTTTTGGTTGAACATAGAATGGCTCGGATATATACTTGTGTCTATCTTCCCATTTGTTTGCTAACATTGGCAATATTGGAATTTCTTTTTGATTCTCCCACATCGTACGTGCACGTTTTAGAGCGCTATCGTATCCGAGCTTTACATGTATAATGGATACCGATTCCTTTCCACCAACCATACCAGTCTTTTTGATAATATTGGCGGTGTCATCAGCAAGCTTCTCAACACTAATATTGAAGTAGCGTTTCTTGCCGTTTTTATCGGTTTTAAAAATTGTTTCCATTATATTAAGGGCAGATATGATTCCGGTCGTAAATTACGAGCGTTTGGAGCGACTTAAGCCTCCACCAGTTACAAATGTTCCACTCAATGCGAACACAGCATGCATAGTCATCATAATTTTAGCAATTATTGGATTGTATAAACGACACCTAGACGTTAATCGACCGAATGAACGACGTTATACTTAATACATTCATCTACATTGAGGTAGATGTCTTTCTTCATGAGCTTTTTGAATTCCTTTTCGGGGATTTCCGTCTTTTCACCGTATACCTTTGTAATCATGTCCATGAATTTCGAGCACGAGTCCATCTCATTCTTGAGGTCTTCAAATTTACCCCAAAACCCATTTGTAGACAATTGATGAATGAGAATGTGTGCATTTTTACCCATACGACGTTCATGGCCACCGAGTAACATGAAGGTGGCTGCACTACAACACGCACCCTGTGCAATAGTGATAACCTTCACCCTGGATTTTTCAATAATATTCATTGCACTCAGTCCAGCGAACATTTCGCCACCGTCACTACATATATTGATTCGAATTTCCGGTTTGTATCCGGGAATATCGATAGATTGTTTCAGTAACTTTACCTCTAGCTTCTTGAATTCTTCGGTGAATTCAAGAATATCTTCCAGTGTGACGTCACCAAAATAGTACATATCATTTCCTATGATGCGTGTCGTCTTGAATTCATCATCATTCGTTAATGGTAATATAGCTCCTGGCATTTTTTAAATAGAGTATATCACTTTTAAATTACTTTTTTTTGGTCACATTCTTAAATGCACTCGTTGGACTCGCTTTGATGACTTTCTTTGATTTTGGTGCGAGTGGTTTAAATGCACTTCTCGATTTCTGTATCTTTATTGTTTTTGGTGCCTTAATTGACATGGATTCAAAAATAGAATTCGCTAAACGCATGACCGAATTTACTACACCCAATTGATTCGAACTATTTTTCCGGCTTGAAACAGTTCGTTCGCTCATTTACCATAGTCTTTTATTTTTTTCTTAATCTGTGATACTTCACGTGATTTAAGTTTATTGCACAACGCAAGGTGATTTATTACGTCAAAATCCTGTGAAGTCAGACCACATGATGTGTATTTTTCTATATCACCACTTCTCGCATACTCGCGTAACAGTGCAAGTTCCTGATGTTGCCCACTTCCAATACGTATATTTATATTACGGTATTTTTGGTATCTCATCTTATAATTACCATACTTAGTCCAGAAACTACCTGGTCGTATTTTCTCTTCTTTTAAGCAACCATTTAAATAATATTTTGGTATTGATACCGCCGAATGTATAAAGTATGGCATTGATTCCCAATTACCTCTGTATATGTTCGTATCGTATAAATCTGCATCTGATAATGACATTGCAACGCATGCCATGTTTACATCTTTTGAATCTACGTAATTTTCGTGTATCATACCCCATACGTGTCCATGCTCGGACATACCATCAGCTGCATCTATTGTATCATTTGTGCATAGGACAGATATCGCGAAATCTTTTGGTGAGATGAATACATCTTTATCGTGTGAAAAATTTAGGTAATCAAAAAAGTTATGTAAATTTCCTTTACATCGTTCCGCCGCAATCTGTGCGCGCCGGTTACCTGGTGCGAGTGTAGATATCAAATCCTGATTTCGTTTTGGTATCAAAATAGTTTCAAAATTAGGTAACAAGAACATATTGGGTGTGCACACAATGAATGATCCTTTACTTAATCGCCCACCTTCCGATACGTATTCCAATAGCTGGCGCTGAGCTATGACATCGTGTCTATAATCTTCAATAAATACATTCATATTAGAATTTTTAAGTTCGTCTCTCACTTTAAACTCCGTCTCGATTTCTATACTATTTGATTCGTCTAATACAGAATTTAATACGTACGATTTACCTACACCAGAACTACCACAAATTAATACATTTTTTCCATCTTTTATATGTGTTTTTAGTATATCAATTTCACGCCGATGAAGCGTGTTTGTGATTTTCTTTTTTTGTGGGGTTATTTTAACGAACGCGTCCATGGTTAAGAATGATGACCTCACTAATCAAGCTATAGATATTATTTTTGAAAATGATGTGCTTCAGACCAGAATTATAGAGCCCATAAAAAGGAGGCTCCTCCCTTATTTAGTATGCATTGCAGTCTTTAATATCAGTCTGTTTTTAATGGTTGCGTATTTGACGTCTCGTCTACCACTTCTTCTGTGACGACTTCGGTTAATTCAACTTCACTAGGAATTGGTTGTATCTTCCGACGAGTCACTTTTCCGCGCATTTCACCGAGTTCGCGCATGAGCTCGTTTTTTGTATCACCAGCCAAAGCTACATTTTTCATACGACTTATAATTCCACTCTCTTGTATGGCTTTGAATGGAAATATTGGTTGAATGTGCATGATTTCGGGTTTATAAAACACTGAGTCATCTGGGAATTCTTTTTCAAAGTCACTCAATATATTTTTGGGTATAGATGGACTCTGTTCTATGAGTCTGTCGTACTCCGCGCGACATTCCTCTACCATATCTGAACCATTCTTACATCGTTCAGATAAAGGTAAAGTCAATTCAAGGCGAATTGTACGAGACAATTTACCATACAACTGAGATGCGACTCTGTGCGACTCTGTGAGTTCGTTTATTTTTAAGAATTGCATGATAGTCGCTATGAGACCTGCGATGAGGTTCATACCACCTATGATGGATGGAACGACTGGTCGTATAGAGAGTGGGAATTGTTCTTGTGCAAAGTTCGCGGTACCCGTGATTGTCGATAATACAATCACAGGAAGAGTAAAACGCATGCTCAATTTCTTGTACATCATGTAGGCTTGGTAATTCATAAACCTATAGCACGCCGCAGCTTCACCCCATGTCTTGAGTATCATCTCTTGTTGTGGATGCCACACTTTTGGTATTTTTTTCTTTTCTTCGTCCATAGTAGTACTAATGAACATTATATTTTACATCCACCTAGTGTTATTTCTCTCGATGCTCGTTATTCCCTTCCTGAAAAACACGCAGTTACTCGAGATGTATAGTCTCCTCGTGCCATTCATATTTTACCATTGGTCTGTGAATGATGACACGTGTGCATTGACCCAGATGGAGATGTACGTGACTGGTAACAATAAGGAAGAGACTTTCTTCGGGCGAATTATGGGACCTATATACAAGATGGAAGATAACGATTCAAACAAACTTCTAAAAACTGTTATGTTTGGTTTGTGGATGATCGTACAATATCGTCTCGGTCGAATCTCATTTTAGTCCTAAGTCGTGTTCAGTTTATGTTTAAATAAACACAAAAACAATGTCTTACGCACCGGTTTACGATTACAGATGGGGAAACGGGACCAAGATGGTGACCGATAGATCTATTTTGAGAGAGTCCAGAAAGTTTTTAATTGTTCATGGGAGAAAAATGGAAATCGAATACATTCCTAGGATTGGGGATCATGGCATTCATGGTGGTGTGTTACAGGTCATGCGCGGTCAACGGGTTATCAACTATCACTAGATAAAAACTAAATGCTTATATGTAGTCATGGATTACAAGGAACCTAATAAACGCGTCACAAAGAATGACAAAAAACATAGCAAACATGTTTATTCTCAAAAACATGCTAGGATTAAAACAGATATCATATTAAAATCTAAGTGTATTAATAATGAAGGCCAAAAATAAACAACAACTTCTCTTACTCGCTGCATTAGTCTTACTCGCGGTCGTGATTTATCAACTTAAAAACCCAGTAATCAAACGCGTTCGTGTCCATGAGCGCGTTGAAGTCCCAGTTCAAATTCCAGTAGAACGCGAGTTCAGGGCCCCACCTATAAAGGAATACAAACCATCCTATGTACAACAGATGGGTGTTTTAATTGGTGAAAACAATGAAACTTTACCATTGTATGGTAAAGAAGTTCGAGGAAGACGTGATAGTTACCACTACTACACGGTCACACCTGGTGAACAGGTGTACTCACTTCCAGTGTCTATTAATGACCGAGATTGTATGGACGATATGGGGTGTAAAGAGATATATGGGAATGAAACAGTTGGTGTTTTAGGACAAACTGGTTCATTCGAGGCAAAGTTGTATCGAACTGAACACTTCTTTTAATCGGATGGACTAAACATTACTTTCTTTGTTTCGTAAGATTCACCCTTCAACATCTTAAAGCCACACGACGCGAGTGTGAGTACCTGAGAACTCATGCATGAGCACACGCAACACATGATAATGAGAAGATTGAATGGTGTCTTAAACGGTGGAAATTGCTTCGCGAAGTTGGCGGCCACCTTGGTTGGTCCGTATATCATATAGTAACAACATAACAGTGTGCATATGTTTGACGCGAGGGCTGGAGTACTACACTGTGGGTTACCCATCTTTTAATTTACATATATTTTATTTGTAGCTTGAATGTTTTGTCCATGAAGCGTATAGCCTCTTTCATGTTTGGGTGACTCCACAATAACCACCTGGACCAGAAACCCGCAGTCTTCAAACCCGAGATTCCCCAATCCTCGAGTTTGCTCTTTGTCAATCGTAACATTCGTTCGTGTACCCGGTCTGGATCATTAAATTTCCGCGTGTCACCCCCGCCGTGTCTTAACACATATAAGCGCATACGCATTGGATTTTTGTGTATGGTATAATCTGTGTATCCTTTGCCACCGAAGTCCACCGTGTCACCATCCGGAAAGGTAACCCTGTACTTCTTTACACGGATCGGACTTTTCGTAAGAACGATCTTCATTAATATTACATTGGATTTTTTTTAAAATTTATAGTTTTAATATACGATTATATAGGAATTCAAACCAAAAGACGGAAATATCTGCGAAGTAACACCATGTTTTTTCATTTTTTAAAACACAAAAAATTTTTTTTATTTTTTACACTTTCTTTTTTAAAAAGAAAGTTTTTAAAAAAATATTTTTTTTTCTTAAAATTATTCATTATCTAAAAATCCATTGAATAAATTTATGAGATCTGCAAAATAGTCAAATGACGCACCAATGAAGTTTCCTTCGTAGTTCCTTTTCAGTATGTTATTGGTATCATATACAACAAAAAGTGCAAATATGTATACGAGTACCCGCGATAACTGTTGACCGGTAAACAGTCTGAATAATATCATACCCACGAGAGAAACAAACAGCACAGAACCAAGTGTACGCAAATCGTAACCCAATGAATACGTGGCGATACCTAAAGCAAACATGGCTATGAAGATGGCGACTGCATCGAGAAGGGCATCTTTTACGTTTCGAACACCCGACTGTGATAAGAAAACACCGGTCAACATGGAAATAACTGTAAACACGACGAAGCGACCTATGATATTTTTAGTGAATGCAAACATCAATATAGATACGATGTATGCAATGAGGTACTTGAGCATATTCGCGGCAACGACTTCACTCAACTTTTCATCTTCTATGATTGTTTTCGCAGATGTGTATGTTACGATGGATTGAAATATCAGATTTGCGAAAACCTTTGACAGGAACATTATTAATATATACATTTAAATTATTTAGGCCTTCTTCAAGAGAAGGTAATGATGGTACAAGTGGATACCATTGATGTACAAACCTATGGAGAGTGGGATAAGAAGTCCTGGGCGCTTTTTGTACACAGCCGGCAAACTCATCATGACCACGAACAACGCGAGCGTGAAGTAAAGCACTGGTGGTGCGATGAGTCCGGTCTGTGTTTTAGAAAGTCCAAGGAAAAATCGCTTATCGAGTGTATCGGTTTCTTCTGTGGGTTCTGGTGCGTAGTATTCTCGTCCTTTATAACCTGGCATTTATTATAATGTGGTATTTTATTTTTGTGCCATTCTTGTTAGTGGCGGTTGATTATTTCAAATCACCCATCGATAGATTATATTTTCAGCGGGCACTCAGACCATTTATTGGTATGCGAAATACACTCATAGATATGACCATGTATAAAACGTTTTATGACGTAGATGATTACTTTGGATTATGGCGCGTTCGACTTAACTTTAAAGAAATACGCGATTGTTATAACCATCATGAAAACACGGTAGAAAAGCACTACTTTCATGATATGGATGCATGGTTCCCAAAGAACGAAAATTACTATTACCATAAACTCGAAGATTTACCAGAAATACACGAGATAGTTAAGAGTATACCATGTGTTGAAAGCGGTATGATTGCAGTGATGGATGGTCCAATAACTATAGCACCACACCGAGCGGAGAGTAATATGCTTTTACGATATCATCTCACGATAAAAGGTACGAGTACACTAGACACAGAGTTTCAACTCCATGAACATGCACCTGGCCAAGAATTCCTATTTGATCACTCGCGTTATCACAAGGTGGATAAGACATCTTCGGATAAACGAGTTGTGTTGATTTTGGACGTAAAGAGATTTTAATCTATTAAATGATATCTACACACAGCCTTATACATATCATCACCCCCGATGAGCTCTAATTCTTTGCTACACGCTTTCCTCTTTGTAAATGGACCGGCTGTGCCATCTTTACAATCCATACAAAGTGCGGAAAGTTTAGTAACACTGTCTGCGATTGGGATACAGTCAAGTATTTCACCAAACTTCTCTTGCCTGTAATCACCATCGAGACCTGCCAAGAGTACAGTTTTCTTTAGAAAAAGACACATACCCACGAAATCTCGTATATTCGTAAAGAACTGGGTTTCGTCTATGGCGACAACATCCGAATCACAAAACTCGTTATTTAGAATACATTCTGATATATGACCTACTTTGATACACTCAAACTTTACCCCGTCGTGTGTATGAAGGACTTCTTCCTCGCATCTCGTGTCTTTGATAGAATTGATAACCACAATCTTCTTACCCAAAATTTTATACCGTTTAAGACGTCGGATAAGTTCCGACGTCTTTCCGGAAAACATATTACCTATGATGATTTCGAGACACATGTAATATACATGTCTCGAATGTTTAACCAATTTTTCCCTAAGTCGTATACAAGTGTATACAATAATACACACCATGATTCACAAGGCTTCATACAACGGTCACGTGGGATTTTACTGCATCGAGACGGGACGAATTAAATTTGGCGAAAAAGTTTTCCCCAGCATAGAAGTTGCCATAGAATTTTTAGGAAAGTAAAGTATGACTAAGATCATCACCGCGCGCACACTTTTTATAAAATCGCTTGAGATGAAGACGGAACTTCGAGTAAACAAATCAAAATCATCTACTCACGCACCCGCGTGTAAATCATGCAACGGAAATAAGCTCATTGTCATACTTCGAGACGATGAATGTAAAACATGTAGACGATGCATGCCACGTAGAAATAATAATAATGAATTGTAATAGGAGCATGGACGATTCCGTCATATCCAAACGTTTGACACAATTGAGACGTGCGCACGGTAAAGTGTATGCGCCTTTGAAATACTTCAGAGGTCTCAGTACATTGAAAGATATAGACACGCGTTATAAAAAGATGTTAAAAAAGACATACACGAAATTCTCTACCGATAAGGGCGTGAAAACTCGAACGTCATCGTACACGAAACGATTCCGCGAAAAATATCCGAACGCGAAATCCCTACCGGAAATCGCGAAGGCTACGAAGATACCATTGAAGACACTGAGAACCGTGTACGAACGAGGACTCGCCGCGTGGAGAACCGGGCACCGACCGGGCGCTTCTCCACAGGCGTGGGCATATGCGAGAGTACATAGTTTTGTGATGAAAGGGAAGGCGTATTACACGGCGGATAAAGACTTAGCCCTGCGTTTGAGTAGACCTCGCGCTATTTGACGTGTTTGGTCGAGCACTCACAGTTCGCATGACGCTTTCTGGTTTAGCACTCTTGGTTCTGACCACACTTTCTGGCTTAGCACTCACAGTGCGCGTGACACTTTCTGGTGAACGCTTTTGAGTCACGGAATTAGGACTCCTCTTAGCCTTTATTCCAGATGACACATTACTCATGGGTATTTTGATGCGTTTTACGGATACCTGGGAGGAAGTTGAACTACTCTTTACATTAGACCTTGGTCTCTTAAGCAATGTCTGACGCTGTGGTCGATTCATTTCAGCTGTGTTATTTCGACTCGGTGCAGCTTTACGAACAGGAGTGGGTGTTTTTGCTTGTGGAGTTCGTTTTTTCACCGAGCTACTCGGTCCATTCTTAGCAATAATCATTTGTGTGGTTGCTCGAGTGTTTTCGTTTATTCTTGCATTTATATTTAGTTTTTTTATATAATTAACAACCGAACTATTCTGTTTAGTGGTATCGTTTTTAATTAAAAGATCATCAAACCCGTGTATAATTACACCATTTTTACCATACGTCGAATTATCAATCATTATTCTCGGCTTTAGTCCGAGGAGTTCTTTTTGTAAGAACGCGGTCATACCAACAAAAACGCCATCAATGGTACCGGATACAGCTCTTAAGCCTTGTTTATATTGATGAGATACAGTGAGTATTTGAGCAAAATCGCCCATGAATTTTGATATCTTTTCTATAACACCACCATCCTTGGCTTTTTGAGTAGTTGTACCCATTTTCAATGGTACATTATTTACCGAAATATTGAATTCTGTATTATTTATGTATATACTTATAGTCATATAATTTCCAAAATTAAACGTGTATGTATTCACATCAAATTTATAATGTGTGTATGGCTTATCACTTTTAAATAATTGTCTCGTTAATCGGTCCATGGTACCACCCCTTTGACCAGTTGAACCACCGCCTCTACCGGGATCTAATAAGTTACTCACGTTTATTAATGGTTTTATGTAGTAACTATTACCAATTTTACTAGATTTTATAATTTCTACTAAGTTTGTGTCTTCGGAATCAAGTGACATATATATAGGTTTTATTGGCTGTTTTACTTTGGATTTTATTTTGCCTGTACTTGATAAAAAGTACATACCCTCCCCATTGTTCCATATATTATGTATATTATTCTTTAAAGCTGAATCTGATATAGATTTTTGGGTTTTACTATACCTGTATAATTTTCCATTTTCTACTTTAAGTATTTCATAGTTAATCATTTTATCGATTGTATTTGTACTTTTAGTAAATTTTACAGATTTTTTAAGTAAAAATTTAACATATTCACTTTTTAAGAAATCTTCAAATGATGTATCTAATGGAACTGTTTCGTCGTGAGTCATGTCGAGCCATATCATAACCAAAAAGTTAATGATTTTATCGTCGTTCATTTCTATATTTAAAGTAGAAGGAGGTAGCCTATCTGAAAGTGTGGAACCTGGTTTACTTATTATATCATGTTGAATTTTTATATAGCGATCTATATCAGAGTTACTTAAATTCTTAAATTCGGATTTAATGCTTGTATCCGTATAATCAGAATATATATGTCTCAGTGTTATCCACACCAACTTGGATTTTCCAGATGTATTACCTATTTTGTTATCTATATACGAAATAAGAGTCTTTTTATCTTTTATTACTGTTTTTTCTACTACTTTCCTTTTTTTTATGGTTTTTGATTTGTTTGCGATAGCCCCAGTCTTCTTCGCTTTTTTGCGAGTTGTGGTTGTAACCGCGACTGTGGTCAGTCTATTAGGTTGTTTTCTTGTCCTGACAGGTCTCGACGACATCTTATAATAAAGACAGAAAAAAGTACCTAAGTCACATTGACCTATCATTAAAATAACAAGACTCAATCAAACATGAACTCTCAATCTATCGCTACCTACATCACCAACCTTGAAAAGGAGAATGCCGAACTCAAAGAGCGTCTCCGCAAATGTGAAGAAGAAAAAGCTATTCTTGAGTACGAAACTATGCTTCACTACGCCGAAGTGAGTGATAATGAATCGGTTGCTTCTGACGTGGACTCAGACTATATCGAAGTGGTGGAATCGGAATCGGAATCGGAATCGGAACCGGATGATTACTTTGTCTGCTATAATTTGCCACTCACGAATGCGTTTGATGACCTCGCTCAAGAGGAAGAAAATGTATTCAAGAAATCCGTATATGAAAGAGCCGCCAATATCATCTATCACCTTGATTTCAAACTAACCAACGGTGAGCAAATCTCCCACATGTATGGTATTGGAAAGGGTATCATCCGAAAAATAAATGAATTTCTTGAAACTGGTGAAATTAAGAGGTTCAAGACATTCGATACAAATGAAATTATCGCGGAACAATTGGAATTACTCGCACGTGTAGAGGAAAATCTACACAAGCGTGAAGCTTACGAAAAGGCTGCGAATGCTATCCGCAAACTTCAATTTGAAGTGACAAACGGCACCGATATTTCACAAGGTCCTCTTAAGGTGCCCGGTATCGGTA